CAAAAGCACTTGAAGATGAAAGCCACACAAAGCGAGCCGATGAGCAAGATGAGGATGACCCGGAAGGAATTGAAGAATGAAGCCGCGCAACGAAATTGAAAAAATAGTCGCTGAGTGGTCTAAAAAATATGGCGGCAATGCTAAATCTATCATTGAGGATTTGAGGGAGCGAATCAGAGCCGGTGAATCAGTTGAAAAAGCCGTTAAAAACTCTCTGAAAGGAATGCCGAAAACCCTTCAAGCGATGATGGCCGAAGCTATAGCCGCAGGAGCATTTACTGCAAGCGGTGCAAAATTGAGCAGCAGTGCCTTGAATCGCCTCAATGCCATTTCGTGGTCGTCTGATGGTTTTAACCTATCTCAACGGCTTCACAAGCTAGATTCTGAGATGTATTCAGCGATTGTATCGGTTTTGTCTGATTCGATAAAGCGAGGAACAACTGTAACTGCTTTGGCTCGCAAGCTGCTTGACGGATACGGAAATGCCAAAGATTATACCGGGATTGGAGAAATTCCGGACTATCTCAACAAACTACTCGGGGCAACTCGTAGAATGCAGATATATTCTTCGCCCAAAGATATAAAAGAGTACATGGCCAGTATTCGAAGAACTAGGCGCATGGTCGAGAGCATGAGAAGCCAAACTGCTTTGAGGTCAGCATATGAACAACTGCTTTTGGGAGCGGAGCGGCTAAATCAAAAGGCACTCAATAAGGCGATTGAGATTGCAATAGCTGAGAAATCACGTTATCTGGCAGAGCGTATAGCCAGAACCGAAACCGCCAGAGCGTGGAGTGATGGTTTTTATGCTCGATACATGGACGATCCAGATGTAATTGCTTTTCAATGGCGGCTTTCGTCTGCTCATCGGATAATTGATATTTGTGATTTTTACGCCAATGCTGATTTGTTCGGACTTGGAGCAGGAATTTATCCAAAAGATAAAATGCCGCCTCATCCAGCTCATCCACATTGCACTTGTTTGATTGAACCTGTGTTCTTGGGGCAGATTGATACCAACAATTACACCGAGAAGATGGACGAAAAGGCAGTAACAGAGTATTTCGGAAATTTAAGCTCTTCTGATTTGGCTTCACTGCTTGGAAAAAACGGAGTTCAAGCATGGTCAAATACTGGAAATTGGAGCAATTATTTGAGGGGCTGGAATGGCCTAGAACGACCCGAAAGCCGATTGAAGAAAGTGAGGTAAATTATGACATCTTTTGCAAAGGAAAAGCAAGAACGGTTAAAGGCGAAACTAGCTGAAATTATTGCTGCTGAAATCGAAAACTGCACACCAGTTAGCAAATCAATTCAGGAAATTACCAAAGAATACAAAGACAATGCAATTACTTCTGCATTGTTTGAGGCACATGCCAAAGAGGAGAACAAAAGACTGGTTCATGTTTTTTCAAAAGCCATTTTTGAGGCACTAAATGAAGAAGCAGAGCCGGTAAAGAGTGTAGATGCAGTTTTTATTTTTTACGGAAGCCCTTAAGAATGCAACGGATAGAAGCCGTTCAGATAATGCCTAGATGGCAAAAAACAAGGAGGCAAATATGGATTTCACAAAATTTTATGCAGCTATAGCAGGTCTAGAAAACGGAGCGGAGCTCCAAGCATTTATTCAGGGCGAATTAAGCGAACTTCGAACTGAATGTGCAAATCGCAGGGTAAAAAACAGCGACTTAGTCACCGCTCTTGCAATACTGGGGATTCAAGATGGCGATGATGTCAAAGGGAAGCTCACTCAGGTTAAGGGCTCGCTTGATGCGATTGCCGAAAAAGGCGGCGACCCAAAAGATGTAGGTGGTCAAATTTCGGCTTTAACTCAAAGCGTGGCTGATCTAACCAAAAAATTAGATGATGCAGAAAAGCGTGCAGCTACGGAAAAAGAGCAACGAATTGAGGAAGTTAAGCGAAACAAAGTTCAAGAAGCTCTGACCAAAGGAAACGTGATTAATCCGGCTATTGCAGCTCTAGTTCTGCCAAGTGTGAAAACTCGTGAAGATGGAAGCTTTGCAGTTGTTCACGAAGGGCAAGAATTGAGCTTTGATGAGGGTATCACTAAGTGGTTGGCTGCTAATTCGTGGGCGATTTCAAATACTCAAACTCCCGGAAGCGGTGGCAGCGGAAATACTGGTAGCGGAGAAGTCAATCCTTGGAAAAAAGATAGCTTTAATTTGACGAAACAAGGGGAAATTTACACAAAAGACCCGGAGCTGGCTAAAAGAATGATGGCCGAAGCACAAGGGAAATAAAAAGAAAATTGGAGGAATAAAAAATGCCAACTAAAACAAAAATCAGCGATGTTATCGTTCCAGAGGTGTTCGCACCATATTTTATTCAAGAGAGCATGGAGAAATCCGCAATTTATCAATCTGGAATTATCTCTAACGACCCGAAACTTGATGTACTAGCGACTGCCGGCGGTCGTCTAATCAATATGCCTTTTTGGGATGACTTGACCGGAGCGGATGAGGTTTTGAGTGATACCGGAGCTTTGACGCCGAAGAAAATTGTTGCTAACCAAGATGTAGCGGCTTTGTTCATGCGTGGTTCTGCATGGTCAGCGAATGACCTTGCGAAAGCTCTTTCCGGAGATGACCCAATGGGGGCAATCGGCTCTTTGGTGGCTAATTATTGGAGTCGCAGATATCAAAAATTACTTCTTTCAATTTTGAAGGGCATTTTCGGCACAACCGAGCTTAGTGCGACTAATTCGCTGGATATTTCTAGTTTGGCTGGCGATAGAGCCATGATTTCAGCTTCAGCAATTATTGATGGAACTCAAAAATTGGGAGATGCAAAGGATTCTGTAACTGCCATGATCGTTCACTCTGCAACAGAAGCGCACTTGGCTAAGCAGGATTTGATTGAAACTATCCGAGATTCGGAAGGGAAAATCTTATATAAAACCTACATGGATAAGCGTTTAATTGTTGATGATGGTTGTCCGGTAGTTGGCGGAGTTTATAGCTCATATTTCTTCGGACAAGGCGCATTTGGCTTGGGTAACGGTAATGCTCCTGTTCCGGTAGAAACCGACCGAGATTCTCTCGGTGGTGATGATTACCTCATTACTCGACACCACTTCGTATTGCACCCACGAGGAATCAAATTTACAGATGCAAGCGTGGCTGAATCTAGCCCAACCAATGATGAGGCGGCAGATTCTACTAACTGGAAACCAGTTTATGAGCCCAAGGCAATTCGTATGCTTGAACTCAAACATAAATTAAGCGTGTGAGGAGTGATTTAAATGGGTTTAGCTGGATTTAATAGAGCCAGAAGAGAGAGGGAAGCTGCTGTAAAAGCGGCTTCTCAATCCCAACCAAAAGAGAAGGAATCAAAACCTTTTGATTTTGCAACTGCTAAGGCTAAGGAACTGCGGGAATATGCGTTGACACTCACTCCGGCTATTGATTTGAGTTCGTTTGGCAAAAATACGAGCGGGGATAAATTGAGGGAAGCGATTCAGGCAGAAATTGACCGCCGTGTGCAAGAAAACCAAGTCGATAATCCGGATGACAAGAAAGAGCAGCTCGGAAAGGGCGCTGATGTCGCTCTGATTGATGGCGAACAATCGCCAAGTCAGGAAGAAAACCCACAAAATTCGACAGAAGGCCAAGTTGATTCTGATGAGAATAGAGATTGATGTTTCTAAGATTGAGGAACTGGCGAAGCGATACGGCATAGCTGCCAAAGATTTGAGAGCCGGCAATCGTCTGGCGATGCGTGAGTCACTGGGAACGATTCAAAGGATTGCAAGAGCGGAGCACCGATTTAAAACTCGGACAGGGATGGCTGAGAAAGAAATTGAAGTCGATGACGAAATCAAAGAAACCGCAAACTTTATTGAAGGGGCAGTTTATTTAAAAGAGGAACTAGCCCCTTATTCTAGGTGGCTGCACGAAGGTTCAAGACGTCACTGGGTAGAGCCAAAGGACAAGAAAGCACTTCGCTGGGCTGTACCCGGTGGCTTTGGCTTTTCTAAAGGTCATTTCGTAAGCGGCATTGAAGCAGATCCCTTTTTGCACAATGCCGGAGGAAAAGTAGACGTATTAGAAATTTTTTCACGCCATGAGCGCGAAGCATTTAAGAGAGCGGGGATTGATGTTGATGGCTGATGAAAAGAAAAACTACCTTGATCCGGAAAGACTGAATGATTCATTGCTTCAAGAATATGTGACGGAAGAAATATTAAATGAAGTAGACCGTTTTATTGAGTCGATGGCGAACACTTTCAATCTTGCACCGGAAAAAATCAAAACCCCGCTCACTTTTCGCATGGAAAGATTAGCTACCTTGTATGCCTATCTGTTGGCTTGTGAAGAAAACGCCTTTACCGGAAATAATTCTACTTCCGGTCGTTTGAGTGCAAATGGCGATGATTCTTTTTCGTTGAAGCGAAAAATATTTAAATCAGAGTTCGACCAACTATATGAGCGAATTACCGACAAGGACATTACTGGAGAAGGGCCACCGGGAGCAGTAAATATTGTGATTGGCTTAGGGAGGGCTTAAATATGCCAATGTGGTACAGGCTGGTTAACAGCCTTTTTTTATTTTTGAGTGAAAAATTCCCTGATTTAGAATGCCATCCTGCACCGCAGTCCAAACCTCCGAAGGAAGGCTTTGCCATTTCTTTTGATTCAGAAGATGACCGAAAAATATATGAGAATGGTCTGGCGGGTTCGCCGGGAGGAACGACTTTACTTTTTCTGGACTGCTGGGCAACGCCGAATGTAAAAATGCCTGAAATCGAGCGACAAGCAAAAATAGCGGAGCTTCAGGCAAAAGCTGAAAGTGCGGTTAGTGAATGGGCGAGCAGTTTGCCTTGCGGCGACTTAGAAGGTTCTTTCTTTGTCACTATTCCACGCACTGTTAGTGATGCAGGGGCTTTTCGGCCTCAAGTGGCTTTGAGGCTATTTCTGAAAATTGATTGGAATACACATTGAAAAGGAGTGAAATAAATGGGAAAACAAGCGGTTGGTTATAAGTCTAGGACTACCCTTGATTTCGAGGATACATATGGAGCAATGCCAAGCCCGCAAAACGGCTATACAGTTCCATTCAATTCGTCAGATGTTGGGCAAAGCCAGAATCTGATTGAAGCAAATACAATCACAGGAACGAGAAGCCCTGTACAACCCGCTTTAGGAAGAATCAGCGTGGAAGGGAATAATGAAATTCCGGTTGATTTTAATGCCTTTGGGGTCTGGCTCAAAGCCGGATTGGGGCAACCAGTTACCACCGATAATGGAGATGGAACCTATACTCACGAATTTAAGATTGGGGATAGTCAGCCCTCTTTTGTAATGGCTCGTGAATTTCCAGATTTAGGGAAAACCTTTGTTTTTAGAGGTTGTAAATTAGGCTCTCTTTCTTTGCCGTTCGGCGGCGACAATGAATTGGTTGCAACTGCTGCCATCATTGGAAAAGACCGCATATACGGAAACGGCGAATATGACCCAGATGCCAAAGTGATGAAACTGAATCGAGTAAACAATTACATGGCTTCCGTTTATGAAAATGGAACTAAAAATTGTGATGTTCGAGGCGGCGAATTGACTATTGATTTTGGATTAGATGGCGACCAATACACCTTATGTAATGGTAACAGCCGAGGCGATATTCCAGAAGGTTTAGTCAATATCAGCGGAAGTGCGGAATTTATTTTTAATTCAATGAGCATGCTCACTGTCGCAGATGAAGCCATGATTCGGAGCTTGGATATCCAGTTCGGCCATGGCAAAAACTTATTGAAGTTTCATTTCCCAGAAATCCAATGGGATGTGACCGACCCATCTGTTACCGGACCAGCCGGAATCGTCTATAAAATGAACTGGCGAGCCTTTTGGCGGGATTCGGCAGCAGAGTCGGCAATGATTGTCACGCTAACAAATGAAGTGGAGGAATATTGATATGCCAAAAGCGAGCAGAAATTCAGTAAAAAAATACCAAGAGAACCAAAAAGCAGAGGAACAAGAAAAATCTTTGCGAGAACGATTGGAGGCAGCAGGGCTTCCAATGCCTCGTTCCCTTAATCGGGGGCAAGTTAAGAAAGTTCGCGAAGAAGATTTAGATCCAATTATGGGCGGCACAGGCAATTCTGACAAAATGGTAAATCTCATGGATTGGATTTTGGACAATGTCTATGCGGAGCAAATCACAGATGAAACGGATTACGCTCTTGCTCTGGAGCTTGCCGTAGCAACCTATGAGCTCACTTATGGCGGATTAGCTGGAAGAAAAAACTAATAGAGGTCTGGTCTTGGCAGACAAGCTCAAAGCCAGACTATTGTTTTAATATTTGCCGGCCGCATTTTTTGAGCCAAAGCGAAGCTACCCCTTGTGAGGGATGTGAGAATCAGAAGCCGGAGCTTCTCCAAGAAAACGAAATTGCATTAGAGCTGCTTATACACACAGCGACCCAATGGCGGGTTGGCATGAATGGTGCTTATGGATATGATCTTTTAGCCATATATAGTACGGCTGAAATACTGGGAATTGAAATGACTCCTGCACTTTTAGACAAGATTCAAGATGTTGAGCAACTCATGTTGAAGAAGTTTGAAAAAGAGAGGGGGAATGAACGTTGAAAAGCAGAATTGAAGTTGTTTTAAATGCCAAAGATTCAATGTCCGGCGTTGTAGACAAAATTTCTCAGAAACTCTCTGATGTGGCTGAAAACGTTCGTTCCTCATTTTCTAACATAACTAGCTCGACAGATAATGCGACAAAAGGAACTGAACAGCTCGAAAAATCACAACTTTCTCTTGAAAAGGCACAGTTATCGCTTGAAAAGGCGCAACTTTCCCTCGGAAGGGCGACATCAGAGGCAGCGGTGGCAACTCGACAACTTGCTGATGCTGAGGCGGCACTCGAAGCAGGGATTGACCCAGCGTTGTTGGAGCGGGAGAAAGAATTAATTGAGAAAAAAAGCCGGGCCCGAGAGAATTTGGCGAGTGCTACCCAAGCACTACAGGCGGAAGAAGCCAATTTAGCATGGGTAAACCAACAATTAGTTAGCGAAGGTAAGCGAGAAATCGAAACATCAAAGCAACTTGAAACCGCGCGAAAAAAGGTTGAAACGACCACGAATCAATTATCTACAAGCGAAAGCAGATTGGAAAATCTGCGTGGCAAAATGGGTTCAAAAGCGGTTAAGTTGGAAAATGATGTCGAAAAGGCAAGAAAAAAAGTTGAAGTAGCAACACAAAAGATAACTAAGTCAGAAGGGAATCTTGAAAAAGTCAGAGCAAAGCAGAAAGCGATGGCTCAGCAGACGGCAGCGGCAGAAGAACGATTAAATCGAGTGCGGAAATCTGCTTCTGCTTCCGGAGAGGGTCTTTTTGGCAAAATTGCTAATTCCGCAACTGGTCAAATCACTGGATTGGTTACTGGATTTTTCACTTTAAAAGCGGGCATTTCGGCGGCTTGGGATGCACTTATCAATTACAATTCCGAGCTAGAAAATACCAAGATGGCTTTTGAAACCATGTTTGATGGCAACAAAGAAGCTGCTGAGGATTTCGTCAAAGATATGCAGGACTTTGCAGCGAAAACTCCATTTGAGTTCCCTGAATTAGCAGAAGGTGCTCAAAAATTGATTGCAATGGGATTCGCCGCAGAAGATACCTTTATGATGATGACCCGATTGGGTGATGCGACTGCCGGTTTAAATATGGGGAAAGCCGGAATTGATAGACTCTCACTCGCTTTGGGGCAAATGAAAACCAAAGGAAAAGTGGCTGGCGAGGAAATGCGTCAGCTGGTCGAAGCTGGTATTCCTGCATGGGAATTTTTGGCGAAGAAAAGCGGAAAAACTATTCAACAGATGCAAGAAGAAGTCAGCAAAGGCACTGTTTCAGCAGAAGATGCGATTCAAACCATTCTGGATGGCATGGATGGCAAGTTTGGCGGACTGATGGAAAAGCAATCCAAAGGTTGGAGCGGAATGTTCAGCAACCTTGCGGATAATTTAGGTCAGATATTTGGTTCACTTGGGGATGGTTTATTTCAGAGCTTAAAGTCTGGCCTGGGAGTTGTCGCCGACTTTGTCGAGGATTTCAATAGCACTTTAAAAAGTGATGGACTGGCATCTGCTCTCGAAGATATTATTCCACCTCAGATTATGGATAAAATCTACAATCTGATGGGTGCTTTTGGCGACCTCTTTGATACTCTCGGCGAGGGTTTTGATACCTTGATGGCTAATCCGTGGACGGAAATTATAGGCGATGCCATGATGTGGCTCGTAGGCTTTGCGATTGACAGGATAACAAATCTTGTTGATGCGGTTTCATTCATTTCAAAAGTGTTTTTCTCTGTCCGAGATGCGGTTGGTCATGCTTTGGCCGGAATGGCAGGATTTGTAGAAAAGCATTTCGGCTGGCTCATTAATAAAATTAAGTGGCTTGTAAATACAATTTCTCAAACTGTACCTTCATGGATTAAGAAACACGTTTTCGGAATCGATGAAGAAACGAGAAGTTCGGGCGTTCGGGATTCGGTATCTAAAATCGGCAAGCAAGCAGCCAGTCAAAAGCGATACGAAGGACTTACTGGGAAAAAGTTAGGCGAGGGTGACCCGACCACTTCCCCAAGCAAAGGCGGTGGCGGTGGAGCAAACAAGGCCGAAAAAGCCATCTATGACATCAATAATAAAATCCGAGATTTAATTGAAAAAATGGACGATAAGATTTTTGATGAATTAGCCCCTGCTTATGAAAACAGCTTCCGGAAATTGAATTCAGAAGTTGAAAAATGGATGACTGACCTGCAAGAGCAGATGAAAGCCAACAATGTGACTGTCGACTTGTCCGAATTGGAATCCAAAGCCAGAGAATACAAAGAAACTCTAATTGAACCAATTACAAGGGCGTGGAAGAATGCTTGGACGGACATCAAGTTTGACACCGAAAAGGTATGGGCTGAAATGCTCGGTAACAAGAAACGAGTTTCTGAAATTGAATTTGAAATTGCTTTAGAATCCATAGAACGAGAAAAGCGGGAACGATTTAAGGCGATTGCTCAGTCCAAAGATGATGCTGAGGCTAAAGTTGCGGTTGAAAGATGGGCTGATGCACGAATTGCAAAGCTGCAAAAGGAAAAGCGAGAGCGAGATCAAGAAGCCTATTTGTCCGAAATCGAAACCCAGATTGCTCTTAATGAAACTCTTTATGACTTGGAAGGAAAATCAATTCGTGAAATTGCAAAGCTGAATAGAATCCTGCTCGAAGATAAAATCCGCTATTTGGATGAAGAGCTCAGGCAAGAAGGTTTGACTAATGCTGAGATTTTACGGATAAGGCAGCAAAGAATCGAGGCTCAAAAGGCTCTTGAAACGGTCGGCGGAACGAGCGCATCTTTCAAAGCTGGATTAAATGAGCAAGTCAAAGAGTGGGGCGATTGGGGCAAGCAAGTTCAAGATGTAGGCAGAGAAACTGCAAGCGCAATGAACTCTATGTTCAGCGATATGTTTTTTGATGCTATGACCGGACAAATTAAGAGCTTGAGTGATTATTTCTCAAACTTCCTGAAATCATTAGCGAAATCCATTTCGCAAGCGTTATCTAATGCAATGACTTCTAAGTTGTTGGGTTCGCTATTTGGTGGTTTACCAGGACGAGCTACCGGCGGCCCTGTAAATAACCAGCCTTATATTGTGGGCGAGAATGGCCCTGAAATCTTCGTTCCTCAATCGCATGGCCGAATCGTCAACAATGATTCGTTGCGAAATATGAGCGGTGCTACTGGCGGCTCTGGAGATATCCAAGTAAATATTATCAACCAATCAGGGCAAGAAGTAGGGGTAGCAAAAACAGAAACGAAGTTTGATGGAGCAAAGACTATTATTACTCTTGTCATGGAAGCCTTATCCAAAAATACAAATGGTTCAAGAGATATTCTGAGAGGAATGATGGCAACATGATAATATTTCCAACAAATTTAAAAGCCCCGGCTTATCCGTTGCCTCATTCCTATGAGGAAAATCTAATCAAAAGCCCGGCAGAAAACGGCTATCAGATTGTCCGAGTAAAATTCACTCGCCAGCGTAAAAGTTGGCCGTCCATCCAATGGAAGGTGATGGATGAAGAAGAATGGGAAATCTTAGAGGAGTTTTATCGTGATACTACTGTTTTTGGCTCACTTCCTTTCGAATGGGAACACCCGACCGAAGGGACTATATATCTTGTTCGCTTTATAGGATCGCCAAAGCCAATTTTGATACAAGCGAAAAAATGGCAAGTAGAGATTGGATTGGAGGAGGTTTAAGTGATTCCACTATCACAAGTAGTCATTGCTGAGAAAAACAAACTTGCCTCCGATTCCGCTTATATTGTGCTTTTTGAAATTGCTCTTGTTGGCTTGGAAGAAATAATCAGGGTTTGCCTAAATACAGAATCAATTTTTTGGAACGACTTCGAATGGATTCCTTTTCCGGTAGAGTTGGATGATATTGATGAGGGCAGCAAAGGCGAAGTGCCGAGCTTGAATCTAAAAATCAGCAATGTCGATAGAGTGATTCAGGGGTATATGGAAAAAGGTAGAGGTGGAGTTGGCGGAACAGTCGTTATTCGGGTAGTGAATTCCAAACACTTAGACGTATCAGATTTACTCTTTGAGGAAGAATTTACCATAACCAAAGCGACTGTCGACCAAATGTGGGCGACTTTTACGCTTGGGGCATCTTATCCAATGACAGCCCGCCGTCCGCTTTGGCGGCATTTGAGCAATCATTGCCCTCATGAATATGGTGGCCCTGTTTGTGGAGTATCGCCGGGGGTAGTGGCTCAATATCCGACTTGCAACAAATCACTTGTTGATTGCCGGATTAGAGCCAATTCACCAAGATTTGGCGGCGAACCGGCAATTCCGGGAGGAATGTATGTTTAGTGTAAAAGATTTAATTGGGATTCCTTTTAAAGATGGCGGCCGAGATATTAAGAGTGGTTTTGACTGCTATGGTCTTGCTGTGGCGGTTTACAAGAAAGCAGGAATTGAGATCCCGGAATACTATGCACCGGCTTTTGATGATATAGCAGTGAACAATCAAATAGAAAAAGTAAAAAGCGTGGAGTGGGAACAGATTGACCGCAATGAGTTGACTGTTCCCACTTTAGTTTTATTTAGCTTTAATTCGCACCTTTGTAATCATGTAGGGGTTTATATTGGCAACGGCCTGTTTATTCATTGTCGGAATCCTATAGGAGTAAATATCGACCGAATTGACAGTCCTGCTTGGCGGCATCGAATCAGAGCATTTTATAGATTGAAAGGAGAAGGGAATAATGAGTAACAAGATTCAATTATTGTCCTGCAATGACCCTTTCAATCGCTCAAAAAGAATTCTACAGCAAATAGAGCATTGTAGCATTATGACTGTAGAGGGATACTTGAAAAATTCGCCTATTTACGATTCGGAAGAATTATTTATAGTACATATCGATGGCAGAAGAATTGAAAAAGTAGAATATGAAACCATGGTAGTGCCGAAAGGCTCATATATTTCAATAATGCCGGCAATTCACAGCGGCGGGGGCGGCGGTGGGAAGAGCGTTGTTTCCTTACTTGCTGGCCTTGCTTTGGCTTATGTGTCTTTTGGAGTTGGTGGTCTGGCTTCTGGTAAGGCATGGGGAGCGGCGGCAGCTTCTTGGACTACTGCCGGAACGATTGCGGCAGCGGCGACTATGTTTGTTGGCGGTATGCTGATTAATCGCCTGACTCCTGCACCCAAAATAGATAAGATGTCGGATCAACAGCAAACACAGACCTATTCTTGGGGGAAACTGCAACCTCTGCAAGGACAAGGCAATTCTGTAGGCATTACCTATGGGAGTGTCAGGGCTGCACCTCAAATCTTGGCTCAATACGTCAGCGTGCAAGGAGATAAGCAGTTTCTAAATATTTTGTTGTGTGCCGGAGAAGGCCCTTTGGATTTGGTTGAGGATATAAAAATCAACGAAAATCCGATTGCGAATTTTAAAGATGTAGAAGTTGAAATTCGGCTCGGCACGAATGACCAAAGCCCGATTTCATACTTTGGCGATACTTACGCAGATTTAAGCCTGGGTTATAATCTTGATTCTGTCGGAACATGGCGAACTCAAAGATTAAATACCAATACGACCCAGGGGCTTGAAATCCAAATTGAAATGCCAGCGGGTCTATGCCATATCAACGATAGCGGAAAGAACCAAAATGGCTGGGTACGAATCGATGCTGAGTATAAATTGGCTGAAGAAGTTGAGTGGCAGCCTTGGTTATCTAATCTCCAAATTACCGATAACAAAACAACACCGCTCCGGCGAGTGTTCCGGAAAGATAACCTACCAATCGGGCAATACGAAGTCCGGGTACAATGTTCGGCCAAATCCGGTACTAGCGTGACTAAAGACGTGAATTCAATTTCATGGTCGCAAGTTTCAAGCGTGATGTATGACGATTTCCAAAGGCCGAACAAGGCTTTGGTAGGTATTCGGGCTTTGGCTACTGACCAACTTTCTGGCGGAATGCCAAGTATTACCTACGAGCAAAAGAGGATGACAGTATGGGTTTACAACCCTGATTCGGGAGAATATGAGCAGAAAGCAGCTGACAATCCCGCCTGGGCTTGTTATGACTTGATTCATTATTGCCGCAGGATTTTAAATATCCATACTC